GAAGAAAAAATGTATATTCTGGTAAGTGCGTTTTTCTATTTATTTTCTATATATCAAAATGTTCTTACTTGTTTGAGGTTTTATAATAACATGACCAAGATTCACCAACATTTAAATGATATTAAACAATATCTAGAATATACGGAAACGAATATTGAAAATTTTTTGAGTTATTCGACCTCATTCAAAACTTACGCGCTTTTCAATGACACCCTTCGTCAAAAATTGTTATTATTAAAACAATTTAAAGAGCGCCTCGCCACAATTTCTCCATTTCGCGTATCTATTCGAAAAGCAATGGAATTTGGTCATATTTTGAAATGTTTTTATGATATCTATCAAGACGAGTTATGTGAAGACATGTTATTGTATTCATTTGGATTCAATGGTTACTTGGATACCTTGGAAGGATTCCAAGAAAACATGAGAGAAAAACATGTTCGTGCAGCAAAATTGAAATTAAAAAGGACGAAAACAAACGCAAACAAAAAACCGAATTCAAATGTATTTTATGGTTCTACCTATCCCGTTTTAGTCTCACAAAAAACATCCGTAAAAAATACAATTCGACTTGATAAGAACATTATTATTACGGGACCCAACGCTTCGGGAAAAACAACTATATTGAAGTCTTCTCTCATCAATGTTATTTTAACCCAACAAATGGGTGCTGGGTTTTATGAATCTGCCACATTTACCCCCTATCATCATATTCATTGTTATTTAAATATACCGGATACTTCAGGAAGGGATAGTTTGTTTCAATCTGAGGCGCGAAGATGCAAAGATATATTAGATGTTGTTTATGAAAACAAAGACGAAAGACATTTTTGTGTATTTGACGAGTTATATTCTGGAACGAACCCCGACGAGGCGATTCGTAGTGGAACCGCGTTTTTAAATTATTTGGTAAAATATTCAAATGTAAATTGTATTCTTACCACGCATTTTACACAAATGTGTAAAGATTTAGAAACCAATGAACGCATAGAAAATTGTCACATGTTAACGCAATTAAAACCCGATGCGGGACCAGAAGATGATTTCAATTATACATATAAATTAGAAAAGGGGATTTCGACTGTATGTGGTGGTATTAAAGTCCTTCGTGACTTGAACTATCCGATTGAAATATTGAAAAACGCCTAGTTAATTCGTTCCCCCAAAAATAATATATCCTTTCAACATTGTAAGAATGCCTACCTCAAATATATTTTCAATACCCCTTTTGATCTATTTAGGAATCACACTGCTCATCATAGGATTTGTAAGTGTGTTTTTTATGCAAAGATTAAATGAACAGAATCATAAGTTAGTATCCATGTTAACACTTGTTTCAACAATGGCAGAAGAAATTAACGCAATGCGTTTTCATTTTGCGAACGCAAATGTGGGTGGGAGCGGCGGAAGCAGCAGTTCCATCGACCAAAACCAACATGTAAGTCCATTTTCGCTTCGTAATTCTACGGATAAAATAGCGGTATCCGACGATGAGTATGAAGACGATGACAGTGATGAAGACGATAACAGTGACAGTGATAGTGATAGCAACAGTGATAATAATAACGATGATAGAAATGATGGAAACAATGAGGTCAATCTCGGCGTTGAATCTGTCAATGACGCATCAACTATAAAAATAATAAACGTGTTTGGATTAGAAGAGTTAGATTTACACGCAATCGACGACAACGAGGAATCAGACAATGATGATTTAGACGACCAAATGTCTTCTAGCGAAGATGAAGAACCCAATGAAACAAAAATGAAAATGAAAATGGGAATAAATAATGTGGTTTCTCTCTTAGAAGAAAACATTAACGTAAATAAAATCGTAGAAGACCCGGAACCAGTTGAACCGAAGGTTGAAGTTGTTTTAGACGAACCTCTTGTCGTTGTACCTGCGGACTTTTTAAAAACGATTCATATTGGAGAGGAAAAAACAGAAGATAAAAACAACGACCATGAAAATTATAGAAAAATGAATATTCAAAAGTTAAGGCAAATTGTCCAAGAAAAAGAGTTGTCCGTTGACGCACAAAAACTTAAAAAACCAGAACTGTTGAAACTTTTGGGGGTGTCCTCACCAGAATAATAAAGTATGTTTTGCTCCACTTTTGAAAAAGTGGATAAAGTATGTTTTGCTCCACTTTTGAAAAAGTGGATAAGTGGATAAAGTATGTTTTGCTCCACTTTTTTAAAAGTGGATAAAGTATGTTTTGCTCCACTTTTTTAAAAGTGGATAAAGTGGATTTTTTTTAAAAGTGGATAATATATAATGTCTTGGGGAACTTGTTATAGTGCATCAAATAATATTCATTTTAATTTTCCTCCTATCATGGCCGATGGACGAAACTATGCGTCTTGGCAACCTGAAGCCGTTGTAAATCAACGCATTCAACAGCAAGAAAACATTAAGAGCAATTGGCAATATCGACAATTTTTAATGAATAACGCAACAAATATTATGAAAATGAATTATGGAGAAGCGTGTACAGAACTTGGATTAGACCCTCACGTCCAAACAACCGACACACCATCATCCAACGTTCCTTTTGTATTTCAAGGTGTAATGGATACCAAATCACCTGGTTATGGTTATTGTAATAGTGACCTCAAGTCTCCTTACTTGAGTCGAGAACAGTTGAACGCTCGAATGATTTCTCCCAGCATAAATTTTAGAACATCAAACTAATAAATAGCAATTATAATTACTAGTATCCAAAAAATAAGGTTTAACACATAATAATAAGTTTTATAACAAAGTTTAAAATACTATTACCAATTTAGAGTGAAACTTAAATTTTATATTAATGCTAGATTATCATGAGGTTGCCAGGGGTCGGAGGTCGCTTTGCGACCTCAACCTTATTGCGCTTCGCGCAATGGGGGGAACCCCAGGTTCCCCCTATAAATATTATGCGAAGCATTTAACTTCACATAATACATAATGTATCATTATATATTAGGGGTAACTTTTTTAAAGTCTGTAAATCCCTACTTTAGAAAACATCTTTTAACAACATTAAACACACATGATCTCTTATTCATAAACACGTTTTTTATTTTTATTGTAGTTGCGGTTTTTTTCGCATACAAATGCATCATTGAAGGCCCAAAATCAATCCGAGAAACCTTTCATAATTATAGTAAGTTAACAAATACACAACTATTGTCTCTCTTTATTATGGCGTTTTTAGCAGTATGTTCTTCTATGTTTTTATATAACTTGGACAAACATTACAACACACCATTGTTAAATAACATATTTTTACGTGTTGCGTCTGTTATATCGGTTGTCTTTATTGGAGTGTTTTTATTTGAGGAAAAGTATACATGGAAACAAATTTTGGGGATGTTGATTACATTTTGCGGAGTTTATTTATTGGCGGGTTAAATGTCAGGGAAACTAGGACTGCTTAGCGCTGGCACAATTGCTTTGGACAACTTTAAGTCTCGTGAAAACTCGTAATGATATTTTACACATCATTACTAAACAGCATTATCCACCGGGAACCCAGAAAAATTATAACATTTTTTCATTAAGAAATCTTATCACGGGAAAAGGTAAGGAATTAGAATTCCCCGAAGGGTGGGGAGGGGGTAAGGGGGAACCCCCGGTTCCCCCTATTACTAAAAATCCCCCTTTTGGGATGCAGGTGGACGTAAATGAGGTTCAAACGTATGTTTCATAAAGTCTGTTAAAGTTTCATAATCTTGTTTATCTTTTTTATTGCATATTTCAATAATATTATGTTTCGTGTTTAATCCACCACCTGCGAATATCAAAAACCCATCAATACTACTATTACTCATGTGTATCTCATACTTGTTTGGAAGTTTTATAATTTCAACAATATGTAATTTATTAATTACTCTTGATGTTAAGTTAATAAAAATTTTCATATATTGTAATGTAATTCAATGTAATGTTTAAATCATTTAATTTAAATAATAAGCGTTATAAATGAAAAAGTGTAAACTAAATTATAAGAAAACTTTTATTGTTTTTTCAAGTCAACGTCTACTTTAAAATTTCTGCTTAATAACTTGTAACCTTCTGGACTATTAAATTTACATATTTTGTGTGTATCAAGACCACTTGATGTACACCCGTTTATTTTTGTGCAAACTTCCAAACAATCGTCCATATATTTCACCCATTTTATACAACTTTCTTTAATCAAAACATTTTCATCTGTTTTAATATATGATACTTTTTGAGTTGCCATTATATATTCAATAAACTTAATAAATATATAAAAAAATTTTATTTATATTTTTATTTTTATTTTTATCAACACTTATTCCAATTTATTGACAGCGCTGTTAATAGTCGGGTTTTTACAATAAGAATTCCAGAAAAATTGTCCGAAAAGAATTATCAGTCCACATGTGTACGCTACAAAACCGCAAATAATTTTGTAATTAAAATCTGTTTCTACAGGTGATTTATAAAAATATAAACATGAAGAGTTACACGCAACAAATTGCAAAAGTTGCATCGTGGTAATATATGGTTTCAATTTTCGCAATCCATTCCATTGTAGAAGAGTGGAAAGATAATACGAATACATTACTGTGTGCACCAACGAATTGAATAAAGAAGGTATCCAAACTGCGTCCACTTTGTTGTAATAACATAAATGCCAAAAAATTGCGGCGCCAATATGATGATACGTTTGTAGAAATATGGGTTTTTTACCTTTCAAATAAATCAAAAATGTATCCAAGTATTCCCAATATTTGGATAAATAAAATAAATACATTAATCGGTCAAAGTTTGTTTTAGGATTACCAAAATAATAGTTTTTTTGAAATACTATTCCTTCTGTACACAAAATAGAAGAAATAGAATAAAATGTATATGCATTGAATAAAATGAGAGCGCTATTATGTATCACGTTCAAAGGATACAACAACGTGGGAGAAAGTCGCCATGTTTTTGGCCAAGAAAGATACGCAATCGTTCCAACGGTTGGATAAATCAAATGACTATGTTCTATAAGTTGATTCATTCTTATAAGCTATAAAATTTTTATATATTTTTCAAAAATAATAAATAAACAATACCATTGTATAAAAGAAAGAAAATTATGAAACTCTTGAGCGTTGACGTTGGAATCAAAAATTTGGCATTTTGTCTTTTTGTAAAACCCGATGGAAAGGATTATTATGAAATTGCCAAATGGGATGTTGTGAATTTATCACAACAACTTGAATATAAATGTTGTCATTTAGAAAAAGGTGTGGTTTGTGAGAAACCAGCAAAATTTAGTAAATCGGGAAAACATTATTGTTTAAAACATGCAAAAAAACAAGAATATCAAATTCCAACATGTAAAACAAAACTTTCATCCATTCAAAAATACAAAATTGGTGATCTTCAGTCCTACGCAGAAAACAACAAAATTGCGTTTCAAAAACCAATGAAACGCGCCGAATTACTTTCACTTGTATTAGACCATGTTCAAACCACAAGTTTTGAACCCATCAAAGAAACAAACGCTTCTAAGTTGGACTTGATTACCATTGGCAAAAACATTATGACGAAAATGGACGAAATATTTACAGGAGATAGTTGCGTAGACACAATCGATCAAGTCATTATTGAAAATCAAATTAGTCCTATCGCAAATCGTATGAAAACAATACAAGGAATGATCGCACAATATTTTATTATGAGACACGCTGATATCAAAATTGACTTTGTAAATGCATCAAATAAACTAAAAGATATTGTTAAAGAAAATGCGGTTACTGCTCATGCTCCCGCAAAAGAAGCGTCAGTAAAAATGAAATATGGAGACCGAAAAAAAGCGAGTATTCAAAAAACGATGGATACTATTTCTACAGATTTCAGATACCAAGAATGGGACACTTTTTTTAAGAAACATGGAAAAAAGGATGATTTAAGCGACGCTTTTTTACAAGGAATATGGTATATCAACAAATAGGATTTACATAATATATTCCAGCAATGTCCACCGGGAACCCAGGAAAATTATAACAGTTTTTCATCAAGAAATCTTATCATAGGAAAAGATAAGGAATTAAATTACCCGAAGGGTGGGGAGGGGGCAAGGGGTAGTGTAACCAGCCCCCGGTTCCCCCTAAATATATTCTACAATTCGTAATACTTAAAATTATATGTTCTTATTCATTCATAAGAATGAATGATATTATTGAGTTAAATGATTTCGGTCCAAAGTCATCCAACTTTGGTTCGGGTATCGAACTTCTTATGAATGATAAAAAAAGTACTCCTTCCGCCTCGAGTGACATTGATTTAGGAGACTTGGAAAATTTAGAACTTGAATTGAATGAACTCACAGATGATGCGATGGGTTTTAATATGAACACAAGTCGAAATGACTTGTTTGGTGTTGGGTCGGGTGGTGGTAGCATTAATGAGTCTCATAATGTTCGTTTTGATGACTCACATGAAACCAAATTTTTTTCCAAAGTCGATAGCAACGGCGCGGCAGGTCTTGGTCAAGCAACAGCGTCGTTCGCAAGTAATTTAGAAGACAAGCAAACCTGGGATGGTTTTGCCAAATTCAACAATGTTCCTATTAACCCAGATAAACCCGTTTCGTCTCAACCTCAACTTAACAAAGAGGAAATGTTGAGAGAAAAATTCAAGTACCTACGTAAGTTAGAAACTTTAGAGAGTAAGGGCGTGTCATTAACCAAAAAATATTCCATGGAAGATTCGCTTCTAGAAATGCAAGGTGAATATGAAATGATTATGGAAGAAAAGTCGAAACAAAACTCGGTAAAGTTCCAAGGAAATATGCTTATGGCCATTGTCAATGGTATTGAATTTTTGAATAACCGTTTTGATCCATTTGATGTGAAATTAGATGGGTGGTCAGATCAATTGAACGAAAACTTGACGGACTACGATGACGTATTTGCAGAACTTTATGATAAATACAAATCACGCGCATCTATGGCTCCCGAACTGAAACTCCTATTTCAGTTGGGTGGAAGTGCCATGATGGTGCATATGACAAATACCATGTTCAAGAGTGCTATGCCTGGAATGGACGACATTCTTCGTCAAAATCCAGACTTGATGCGTCAGTTCCAGAACGCGGCAGTCAATAGTATGGGTCAAACCGCCCCCGGGTTTTCTGGATTTATGGGGGGAATTATGAACCCTGAAGGTGCAGGTTACGGAGGTAATGGTCCTCCTCCACCTATGGCAACACAAGGTCCGAACGCCCCTCCTCCATCCATGTCAAGAGGAGGAAATAATTCTTATTCAAGTTCCAGTTCCAATAGACCAGATTTGAGTGCGGGTATGGGACGCACTTCTTTCCGTGAAAACGATGGTATCAATATTCGGGAAAATTACGCTGGTGCAAGTTATAGTTCCGGTTCTGGTGAAAAGAGCATGAGACAAGAAATGCGTGGACCCAGTGATATCAATGACATATTGTCTGGATTGAAAACAAAAACCATTAATATTAATAAAGAACCAACCATTCAACCCTCGGACAATGTTATCGATTTCGATATTCAAGATAGTAGTACAATTAGTATTTCAGACTTGAAAGAGTTACAATCGAGTGGTGGCGCTGGTGGCAACTTGCCAAAACGCAGCAAACGTCGACAAAAGTCGGATAAAAATACAGTGAGTTTAGATATTTAAAGAAAATATATATAACACAAATTGTTACATATATTTACAAATAAAACCAGCATTATTCGCCGGGAACCCAGGAAAATTATAACAGTTTTCATAAAGAAATCTTATGATGGGAAAAGGCAATGAATTAGAATTACCCGAAGGGCGGGGAGGGGGCAAGGGGTCGGAGGTCGCAAAGCGACCTCAACCTTATTGCGCGAAGCGCAATTGGGGCACCGGGGGTTCCCCCTAAATTAATCCTTTTTCTCATTTTCATCGACCCATTTATTATATTCCATCATTTTCAAAAACGACTTATACCCCCCAAGTAAGGTGGGGTGGTGAACATAAGGTATATTATGTTCTTTACAAAACTTGACAACTATCGGTTTGACGACTGGATAATGAACCGATGACATATTTGGGAATAAGTGATGTTCTATTTGATAATTGATTGCGCCAAACGCATATGTCCAAACCAAGTTATCATTCATAAAGTTTCCCGAATTTTGAATTTGAAGTCGCAACCAGTCATTGCCTTCGTAATGATTCTCTATTGCGGTTTCATACGTATCATGGTCTAAAACGACATTAATATGATATAACGTGTTTATAGTAATCATGTATAAAATAGTTGGAAAAACCAACCCTTTATATAAACAGTACATATTGACCATCATTAAACATATGTCAGTCATATCATAAAATTGTTTATTAGGAAGTTTAATTTTAAACAAACGGTTTTTAATTAAAGAAATTAAATATCCGAGTGTCTGTCCATAGTACTGACCTGGAAATATTGTCAATAAAGTTGCTACTATATTTGCTTTTCCCTGCTGTCTAGAAACATTTTTTAAAATTTTTGTTTGATTTTTTGTTTTTCGCATAAGTGGGTTCAAATGATATAAATCAGGGTCTTTTTTGTCTTCGCTTGTAAAAGAATGATGATGGTACACATGATGATAAAACCACAACTCAGCGTTCCACAATCCAAATCCATTATATAATTTCGATAATACATTATTTACTTTTGGATATAAAGAAACTCCATAATGGGATGCGTCATGCATGACAGTAAAACCAAGTGACGACCATGTTAGACCTGCGAACAGTGCATTTAAACAACGAATCAATATGTGTTTTTGAGAAAGCATCGCAACGCAAAAACAATTGATATATAATAAAAACGCGGACACTGTAATTACAACCCAAAACGGTGTTGCTTTAATGGTTTTGCGGTTTGGAAACTTTTCTTTTACTAATTTTAATAATTTATTATAGTTGGTAAAATCGTATTGTTTTACGTCATTATCTGGTTCCATGTCTTTCACTTCATATTTATCCAACATTTTACCAATCTTTTCTTTATTTGAAAACGCATGGTAAGTTTCAAATAAGGCAGTAATGTCTTTTTCTCCTTTGGTTTTTAACAAGATGTCTGCTCCACCCGGGTGTTTGTCTATATAATTTGTCAAGTCGTATGTTTTTCCATGAATATGCCACATGCCTAATATATGTTTATGTAAGAATATATTTATATCCTAATAAATAAGTTATATTCTATTCCATAAAATTAGTTATATCCATAATAATATTATAACGTTAAATGATAATACAATTATGCTACAAGAAGAAGTTATCAATGATCCGACCCTTTTATTTCAAAAAAATGAACTGTGCGCTTTCAAATACGCCAACAATGAATACGGTCTCACATTTCCTTTACGAAACCCCAATATATATTTAGACAAAATTATTACTATGAATTTTTTGAATGTTATTTACGCATTAAATAAAGATGATATTATTGAAGAGTTTCATTTATCCATGGATCCGACAAATGAAAACAAGGGAACAATATACATTCTTTTCCGTCATTTTTTTGAAGATTTTGGATTTCAGCAAAAATATCTCTTCTTGGACATTGTTATTGAGAGAACAACTACACACGTTACCTATAAAGGCACAACAAATGTTACACAAGAATGTGGCACTAATTCAAACGCGGAACTACTTCATTTGAGTGAAATTTCTGTTGCGTGCGATATTCAAGACGCACACAATGTTATGGTTGAGTCTAAAATAAAAATCCAAACCAAATTTGAAATCCCAACCATGATCGAAAAAATGGCGTCCATACTTTTACATAAAATATTCATGAAATTAAAACAACTTATAGAAAATTACAAGTAATAATGTATTGCGAATGAATTATTACAACGTGGGTACATTTTCAAAACATTATTATATGTTTGGTCCGTTTTACTTTTTCTCTCTTTTTCATCATCTTTATTTTTTAGGTTCCATTTGCGCCATTGTTTTAAAAGAATACATTTCTTTCAAACTATTTTCAAAATCTCTTTGCCATTGCGCGCAAAACCTTTGTAAGCAACTTGCGAAAAAAAATGTACTATGTGTTAAAATATTCCAAGCAATTGCTTTGAATAATGAATGGATCGATGAAGAAATCAACACTCATTTGAAAATTTATACCGATCAAGCACCATATGACGAGTCTGATATTAATTATAACACACTTGAAAAATTAACCCAACAATATAATTTACAATGTACTCATATCTCCACACCTTATCGGTCAGGCATGATTTCTCTCGTGTATAAAATGTTGGATTCGTTGGGTGAGACAAAAATCGTAAAAATAAAGAGACGAAATATTGAAACCAAGTTGGAACAATCAATTCAAGAACTACAATTTTTGATTCGTCTTCTTTCATGGATTCCTTATTTCAATACCCTCGATATATCCACTTCTCTTGATAAAAACATCGGGTCTTTAAAACAACAATTGGATTTTCAAGAAGAAGTGAAAAACATGAGAGAAGCGTATTACAATTGTAGTAAATTGTCGTATCTCCGTATTCCTCAAGTATATGATGAAGTCACAGAACAACTTGACAATGTTATTGTGATGGAATATTTGGAAGGAGCGTCTATTCAAGAAGTTGCGCAAGAGGATTATGACATTTACGCCAAGTTAATTATAAAATATGGCATTGTTTCTCTCCTACTTCATGGCGTAACACATGGTGACTTACACGGGGGGAATATTTTATTTATGAAGACTGTTGATAATAACACAAGTCGTCAAAAATATCAGTTAGGGATTTTGGATTTTGGTATTGTGTTGCGTCTTCATGAAAATTTCAAGAAAACCTTATTGGAAATATTTATTCACTTGTTTACGAAACCTTCAATAGAATTGGCGAGAGATATTTTATTTGCGTCCATTGAACCCGTTGAAATATTTCGTGACTTACCACAGGAACATATGGGGAAAATTTTGACATTTACCGCGAATATTATTCATGACACGATTCACGTGGCGAAACAGGCCGACCAAGTCAAAATCTATGAATTTCTTACGGAGTTTTATAATTATTTGAGTGAAAACAACTTAAAGAAACTCGGGTTGAAAGTGAATGAAAACGTGATAAAAATACAAATGGCTCTGGGAATGTGTAACGGACTGAACATGACATTATGTAAGAGCGATATTATACGGTTTGCTGATGTTGTATTGAAAGAAATGTTTCATTTGGATTTGTTGATGTAGGGGGAACCACCGGTTCCCCCTTGCCCCCTCCCCGCCCTTCGGGGAATTCTAGTTCCTTACCTTTTCCCATGATAAGATTTCTTGATGAAAAACTGTTATAATTTTCCTGGGTTCCCGGTTGATAATGATGTGTTGATGGATTAATATTTTTTTTATTAAATAAACATACACTAAAAACAACTTTATTATAAATTAGAAAAACAACAACAATAGTTTACTTTCTAATTTATAAGATTTTTTTGTATAATTGCTTGTTTGGCGATTGCCTTGATTATTTTTTTCATGGATTCTTGGCATTCGCTCCCATTCAAATGAGTGAAACTTG